AAATAAAAGCGGCCGCACCCCCCCCCTATACCCCGGCCTTGGGCTAGGCCTGGGTTTTGGGCTACCACACTCCACGACCCTACCCCTGACCAGGCTCAAGAGTCATTATCCAGGTAGCCTGGCATACCCCATCAAATCACTCGGCAATCCCCCTTTGTGCGCTCTAGGAGACAAATCCCCCTTTTTGGCTGGGATTGGCGATTATTGCTCAAGCCTGTTGGCCCGCGGGACATAGATTGGATACATAATACCATTTATCGGACGCTCTCAAGCGTGCGGGACGGCATTATCCCCAAATCAGTTACCCAACCTGCTCCAGCCGAGGCAGCCAGGCCGGAATCGTCCAACGAGAGGCGCGAGCGCTCGGGGTGGGGAGGAACGGATACCTACGCTCGTCTAGCAGGGGAGGGCGGGGGAGGAGGAGGGGGGAGAGAGGTGCGGGAGGAGAGGGATGGATGATCTAATAAATAGATTAGATTAAATCTACCAGAGTCTCCCTATCCCCCTAAAGTCCCCCTTTCCCTCTTTTTTGGGGTTTGTTTGCTGGTTATCGCGTTACTGGCAAACAAAAAAATGCTCTAGGATTGCCTGTGGGCCGCGTTCGGGTGGGCAGTAATGGATAGATACGGGATATTTGATAGTGCGTTCTGGGCTGCGCTGGTGGCGGGGGCGGGCTATGAGTGTAATATTATCAACTAACCTACCGCAAAATATTTACATCTGGCGAAGCAAAAAATGATAAAAAGGTCTTGACGCATGGAATATATAGATATATAATAAGGCATAAGCCCCGACCATACGGCGGGCGGCTGGAGGGAGGATGAAATGGTAGCGACTTACTTTTACAAAGGCCGCGGTAGAAGCCTGAACGCGGAATATTGCGAGAGAAACGAACGATTTCCGCTTACCCGCGCTATAAAAAAATTAAAATCCTGCACCGATTGGACTGCTAGGCAGTGCCGCGAGATTCTACTCGAAACTGGCCCAAACGAAGCGCACCATGTAGGCAAGTTCGCTAGGCTAACTGATTATTATGACCTACAGTTTGCGCTGGAAGAAGTTCGCGAGGCGGGTGGGCCGGAGGAATTTTTGGCCGCGCGTGAAAAAGAAAAAATGCTACGAGAATGTCAAGGCGATCCTGTCTTCTACCTGAAATTTTGCGAAAATGAGGTTCGTAATCGTCGCGAATTTTTGGTAGGCGTCTCAGAGGACGATTTAAATTGGAAAATCCATTATCCTATCCTACAAAAATTACAGGCTCGCCTTGAACGCGCAAAACAGATTTGCGAAAAACTAGGGGCGAAAAATGAGATGAGGATCACTAATGAAAAAACGAACTAGTTGCCTGGAAATAATTTTGAGGCAGAAAGATTTCACGCGATCGGCTAGGAGGTAAGCGGAATGAAGTGGATAAATTGCACTGGAGATGCCGTAGTGGGCGACACAATTCGGTTCGTAGAAAATGTTTTTGAAGGTTCATTTTACAGCCCGTGTTTTTTGGGTAAACGAGAAGTAATTGCAGAAATAGTTGCCGATTCGTATGGCGCGAAAAAACAACAGCATACTTTCACACTAAAAATTATCAAATCGGCTGGCTGTAAACCGCTAGAAATCGCTTCCAAAATTCGACGCAAGGGACGCAATATTTATCGCAACGGGACAGAACGATTGAAATGGGAAAACGAGTCTCAGCGCGACGCGGTAGCCGCCGAAAAACATTTGCGGGGAGATGTGGTTAGGGCCAGGCGCTTTGCTTAAAATAGAAATAATTTTTGATAAGACTAGCATAAGTCCCGACCGAGAGGCGGGCGGCTGGAGGTAAGCGGAATGGAAAAAGTGAGATTCAGATCCACGATAATCTCGCGGCTAGATGATCGCGGAATTTTACGGTTGAGTCCGCGGCAGATCTCGCGGCTGCGGAAGGACAGGATGCCGCTATTGTGCAATGTCGGGGGTGGCAACGCCAGAGAGCGCGGGGCGGACAATCCCTATCTTGAGCCAATTGTCCACCCCGAAGGAATCGTGGGCTGGGAAATAATATAAATAGCAAGGAAATTCTATGAAAAAACGAACCAGCGGCCACGGCCGCCAGCAGCTTTTTCTGCTGAACCAGGCCCTGTGCGAGCGGGCGAAAGAAGTCGCCTGGGCACAGAGAAAATCGTTCTCACTGTGGATGGAGGAGGCAATCTCCGAAAAACTGGAGGCGGATGAGGTGAGAAGCCTATTGCCAGAAAGGACAGGGGAGATAAGCCATGAGAAAGAGTCTGATCTGTAAACGAGAGCCTAACTGGCGGCTCTTGATGGAGGGATTCACGGGGCGGGATGGTATCCTGCGATTCCGCTCTCCGCGGGCAAAAGGACAGACGGAACCCATAGATTATAACAAGCAACTGGAAATCCTTTTTGCCCAGTTTGCGGCTATTAGGACGGCTCGACTTGACAAATAGAGGCTTCATAGTGTATTATCAAGATAGGGTAGGCCACATGAGAAAACTACTCAAAGAACAAAACCCGCGAAAAACAAGAAGCGATTCTGCGCGGGTTTTTCAATTCCACCTGGGGCCAGGCCTCTCGGCTTACCCACTGGCCCCGGGTGGTTCGTTACCCCGTCCGTCTCTTGCGCCCTGGGCATAACTGTGTGCGCGTGTCATGGTTTGCCCTGGGCGGAAGGGATGAGAGATGAGCGACCATGCGCTTTTCCGCAACTGTTTCCGTTGCTCCTATTACAAGGCCCTTCGGGCGGGCAAGTTGGCATTTGAAGCCCGGCCCTGCCCGAAAGTAGGCCGCCATCAACTAACTGACCAGAGAGTTCGCAAATACCAGCCGTCAAACTGGATTTGTCCAGTTAAATCCAACGCAAAAGGAGGGGTGTAGCCTATAGAGGGTTCGTCGCGAAAATCAATAACTGTGGATGAAGTTGCAGGGCAGAGGGTGCTAGTGCCTTCTGCCCGGAGGGTCAGCCTAAAGCGGTCTGCCAACTTCCCCTTGGCAATTACTCAACAGGCTGATCCTCCGGGGAGAATGCCGAGAGGAGAATAAAATGCTAACAACAAGCCTGAGAAAACTCAGGGAGAACAACGCCTGTCTTAATCGCTATAGCTATTTGAACGAGCGATTAACCCCCGCGGAAAAAACTGGGGAACTTTCGCTTTGGCGCATAGCAGAAATAAATGGTCTGAGGGATTGTCTATGGGCATTTCGAGCCGTGCACGAAGAGCAAAAACCCCAAGCAAAAATAACAGCCATTCGCTTAGCCGTTTTTTGCTCGCGAGAGTGTCTGAGCAATTTCACCGCAAATTTTCCCAAAGATAAGAGGCCCCTAAAGGCTATCCTAGCCGCGGAGAATTATATAAAAAAGCCCAGTAAGAAAAACGCAAGAGCGGCGTGGAACGCGTCGTGGAGCGCGGCGAGCGCGGCGAGGAGAGCGGCGGAGAGCGCGTTGTGGAGCGCGGCGAGCGCGGCGGAAAGCGCGGCGTGGAGCGCGAGGAGCGCGTGGAACGCGACGGAGAGCGCGTGGAACGCGGCGGAGAGCGCGTGGAGCGCGGCGGAGAGCGCGCGGAACGCGGCGGAGAGCACGTGGAGCGTGGCGGAGAGCGCGGAGAGAGCGGAGAGCGCGGCGCGGGAAAAATATACAGATTATTTAATTGAATTGCTCAAGGAAAGTTAGAAATGCCAACCTATGATCTTAAAGATTGTTACCTGGTTGCCGTTGCAGTAGCCGCAATTATGATAGCGGCTTTTTGCCTGCTCGATTGGGCGGCATATTTGTATCGCTATTACAAGCGCGCCCAGCGGCGGCGGGAATGGGAAACCTTGATGCGTTGCCAGGCCAAGGTGAAAATGATGCGAAGATTGCAGACCGAGAGGATAAGAAAATAAAGAAACGATGACAACTACACGATCCAAAAAATTAATAGACTTATTTCATAAATGGCGAAGAATAGAGAAAAAAATGAACATCAAAACCGCGCTTAGAGTAACGCTGTCCTCATGGCGTAGAATTTTGGCGGCCGCGGAGCAGGGGGACTGGAAAAAGGCCAATGATATTTGGGAAAAAGCCAGAGACAGCGCATTCGCCAGGTATCATTATTATATTTGTGCTTTATGTTATGTCTGTAAGATTCATTGTTTAAAATGCCCGATTGACGAATATAAAATCCCTTTTTGCTGTGATGACAGATGGCATTTGACAACGCTAAGGGTTCAGGAGGGCGAAATTAGAAAATCCACGGCCTTAAAACGCCTCCGCAAAATCGTGAAAGTGCTGGAGGAAAAATATAAGGAGGTGTCGGAATGATACTATACGAAAAGGAAAGCAATGAAGCGTGCGCCGAGCCAGAAAACGCGAGAGCGCAGGAATTAAAAGAATTGGCCGAGGCTGCGCTTAATGCACTAGAAGATATTGAGAATAGCCTCTATGATGCGGATATTAGAAAACAAATAGAGGTTTTCTTTGAATCACTCGAAAACACCGATGGGCCAAAATGGATATTTCAGGGCATACAGAGCGCGATAGAATCGTGTAAAGAAATTATCGGCAATGCCCTTGAAGAAGAATTGAGGAAACTATGATCCAAACCTGGGATGTTCGCGAACTCTTAGATGAAGCCCGCCGATTGCGGCGCGAAGAAGATACTTGGGTGGCTGAACACAAGGGCGCGCTGGCGGCTTCGCAACTTGGCGGCTGTCTGCGGCGGGAGAAATTGCGGCTCATGGGAACGCCAGAAACTAATCCACCTACGCCTGCCCAACTGCGGCGGTGGCGATGGGGGAATAATTATCAAGAGGAGGTCTATCAGAATGCGATCAAAGCAGGCCGACGGCCCAATAAGGCCGCCAGGGTTGAGATTGAGTGCGAAGGCATTGTAATTCGCGGCATCCCCGACTTGGTTTTCACCGAGGGCGTGCTGGAAATCAAGACAACCTCCGCTTGGGAGATGGACGCGCAATATCTCCCGTTCTCTCATCTGATGCAGTTAGGCGCGTATATGCACGGGCTGCAAAGGCCCGGCCAACTGCTCTATGCCAGTTTCCAAAAAGAATGGTCATTTGACTTTCCAAGCCTGCCAGGGATTTTCCAACCCTATGTGCAAGAAGTGGCACGGCTTTTTGCCGAGCATACCGAAGATGATCCGCGGCCGTTTCCGCCAGAGAGGATGTATTGCCATTCCTGCCCCTATTTGCAGTCCTGTCCAACTGAAGAAAGCGTGATTGCAGACACGGCTGTTAACGCGCTTGAGGAGCAAATTATCGAAGCCTATTTGAAGGTTCGCGCCGAGGCTTCAGCCGCGGCCAAACGGGAGGATGAGGCCAAGGCTAAGGTTTTGGGTTTAAGAGAACAGCGGGGGATGGATGATAAAGGCATTACTTGTTTGCGCCTGCCGCGCCGAACCGTTATTATTCAACAAAGAGCGGAGGAGCGGATTGATTATTCAGGGCTTGACCAAAAAATCAAAGAGGCTTTGCCTCATAAAACCATCATCAAAACCATCATCAAGGAGGTGTTGGAATGACACAAGAGAACGGAAAGAAATTAGTTGTTAGAAGGGCATTACAGCCCGCCGCAAAAATCGGCACAAGGGAAATGGTTGTTTGGCAAGACCGGCAAGGCACAGAAATAGCCTTGACTGTTGATTTGGTTCGCCAAGTTTTGCCAAAAGGAAAATATCCTGCCACCGATGCGGAGATATTATTGTTTCTTCAGCAAGCCCGAAGCCGCCGCGCCAATCCCTTCACGGGCGATATGTATTTAATCAAATATGCTGCGGATGCTGCCGCGCAAATTGTAGTTGGCTATCACCATCTAATCGCCACGGCAAAAAGCAATCCCAATTATGCGGGATTCAGTTTGCATTATGTTGATGGAGGCGGCAAGCGCATTGCGGATGGACTGGAGGAGGAAAAAAATGTTATCGCCGCGGTTTGTTCGGTGGCGATTAAGGGATTTGAAGAACCAGTAAAGTTCGTGGCGCGCATGAAGGAATTTCGCAAGGCTAGACCAAATCCAGACAATCCTTGGAATCAAATGCCGATAGTTATGCTCGGCAAGTGCGCGATTGCTAACGCGCACCGGCTGGCCGACCCCAATTTGGCGGGAATGTATCTGCCAGAAGAGGTTGGCCAAGGTTACATCGAAGTCGCAGCGGTAGAAATTTCAGAAACGCCAGCCGCGGATACACCACAAGAGGCCGAACCCGCCGTGCTCGAACCGCCCGCCGAAGAACCTGATAAGAAAAAGCGCGCCGAACTGATGAAGCAGTTAAAACTAGAGGGCGCAAAAATTGCCTGGGATACCAAGCGCATCACGCGGCAGATGGCGGAATATTTCATCTGCGAGATTGAACCAGAAGCGAAGAACCTATCAGATTCTCAGTTAGAATCATTCTTGGACTATATGAAGAGTTTCCAAGCCAAAGAAGGCTTCGACCCATTTGCGGGGCAGTAATGAGCGGAGCGGAACTCCGCGCGGGAAGGGGCGGTTGGTGAGTAAGAAATCAAAGGAAACTTATATCCGACAAACCGATGAAAGCCAACCGCCCCGTTGAAAATAAAATGCCAGCCCTAAGCCACCGAGATAATATACCGAGCCTAATAGCCGCCAGGCGCGTCGAGCATTCTGGCGCGGGGAAAACCCAGCGCGCCGCGATTCTGGCGATGGTGAGACGCATGCCTGGGATGACTTCTCGCGAAATCGCCAAGGAGACCGGCATAGAGAGCCATCGCGTCTCCAGCCGGTTAGTCGAATTGAGGGAAGATGTCTTAGTCCAGAACGATGAAATGAGAGTTTGCCAGGTGGCGGGGCAACACATGAAGACTTGGTGGCCCAGCGGGACATTCAAACAAGAGATTACACTACGGCCCGCACGACATTTTCATTCGGCGCCGGAGCAGAGGGGATTAGAAATATGAGCGCGATTAAATGTTATACGCAAAAGCAGAGCGAGGATACGGAATGACCCTCAAACCTATCCCTTGCCTAATCATACTGGCTCTGGCGTTTGCCTGCGGATTTCTATCCTGCTGGTTTTGGCAGGTGAAGCAGAGTCAGGCTCGCCTGAATATCCAAGTATGGGCTGGCGGGAAAATAGTGAATGAGGTTGACTTTCCGTTGACTTTTAAGGAGTTTGCGGGGGGTGAAATGGTAGAAAGGAGCGAATAGAAACGGAAAAATCAAAAGCACATAAAAAGAACAGAAAATCTAAATAATTGCAGGGGGATGGAGTGATGCAGGAAAACGATAAGTAGGACAAGCAGGTATCGGCAGTAAAATTGTGCAAAACTGAAGTTGAAGTTTAGGATTACACAAAGTAGTTGGGGTAGCGGCATGGCAAAGCGGATGAGTAGCACGGATTTAAGTCTATCAGAAAGTCTAGCAGATTGCTCTGAGTTTGCTCAGTTGCTCTTTCTATATATGATACCCCATCAGGACGACTGGGGACGGCTTGTAGGCAATCCTGGGCGGGTAAAAGCCAAGGTTATGCCTCTCTGCCGGCGGCCTGCCGCCACCTTCGAGAAAGCCATTATTGAACTAGCCGAACATTCCCTTATTTGTTGGTATGGGGATGATGGAGAACGCTACATCGCCTTCAAGCCGGAATCCTGCGAGGAATACCAGCAAGGTATCCACAAAACCGCCGTAGAGCGAGGGCGCAAATCCAAGTTCCCGCCACCCGCCGACCCCCGTTTTAGGTGGGCAGAAGACGATTCTCAGGGATTATCGCCGATAATCGCTGATGGTCAGGCATCGCGCACGCGCGCCGAACCTAACCTAACTAAACCTAACCTAACTAAACCTAACCCCCCCCTTAATTCCCCCCCCACCAAAGGGGGGAATGCCGAGAAAAACCCCATCTCGGCGGAGGAGCGGGACAAAATTGTCTCAACCTACCGGAAGGGATACCAGGCCCTCACCGATAAAGAGCCGATAGTCCAAAAAGCGGATGTCATGGCTTTGATAGGGCTAATGAAAAAAGCCCCTCCCGAAGAGATTGCGGAGACAATCTCTTTCGCGGTCAGTGGCGCTTATTTCACCTTTAATAACAAGCCATGCGACCTGAAAGGCTTGGTGGCTCAATACAACACGATTCAGGGGGTCATGGGGCGGCTGAACAAGGGAAATCCCAGATACCCCGATCCCCGCAAGTTTTCCCAACAGCAGGCACGGGACTACCTCAACTCCCTGGTGAAAGATGGCTCTTTGAAGGCTTACTCCAACGAGTTTATCGAACAACTTTGCAAGCAGGCAGGGGTAAAGCGGCCCGCGGACTTGGCCGAGCAATGGGGCAAATGATGAAAAATATACAGAGAGAAGCGGCTTTGGCAGAGTATGCGCGGAGGAGTCGCAAAGACTAGAAGAATGAGCAAAATTATTATTGAACGAGAGAATAAAGGTTCTTCCAAGTGGCCGCTATATTTCTATTGCGCTTATTGTAGTTGTGGCTGGAGCGGTATGGCCCGCGAGAGAATAAGCGATGCAGAGGATGACGCCAATTCTCATGAGAGCCATTGTTTTGACGAGTCGCCTAATGACCCGAAAAAGGAAAGCAATGCTTAAACGGAAAAAAGCGGAAGCGAGATGAACCGACAAGGCCCCGGCAAAATTGAATGGACGGATTATACTTGGAATCCAGTTACTGGCTGTAAGCACGGCTGCGACTATTGCTATGCCCGTCGAATCGCCGAAAGATTCGGCCCTTCCGACCAGGAATTGGATTTGATTCTTCAATTCCATCCACTTATGAATACCTATTTGCAGGAGCCAATTTTCAACGAGAAAAGACAATTTGCCTTCCCTTTTCGATTTTATCCAACCTGCCATGCCTACAGATTCAAAGAGCCGCAAGAAATTACCAAGCCGAGCAAAATATTTGTTTCTTCAATGGGCGACCTCTTCGGCGAGTGGGTTCCCGCCAGTTGGATTCAAAAAATATTAAGCATAGTGCGATCCTGCCCCCAACATACTTTTCAATTCCTCACTAAAAACCCAGGGCGTCTTCCTGACTTCAATCCCTGGCCAGAAAATTGCTGGGTGGGTTTTACCGCGACAACAGGCCGGGAATTCAGCGACAATAGTTTTCGAGGTTGGCGCTGCGAAGCAAGGCTGCGTTTTGTTTGTTTCGAGCCAATATTAGAGATGATGGATGGCGTTTGGCTGGAAGGCTATCAATGGGTAATTATTGGAGCGCAGACAGGCCCGAAGGCGAAATCAGTCCCAACCGAATGGATAAGTGAATTGCTTGGTCGTGCGGCTATCCATAAAGTTCCCATCTTCATGAAATCCAACCTCCGCCCTTACTGGCCGGGCGAGTTGAGGCAGGAGTTTCCGAGACAAACAGATGCAAAGGAGAAAAGCAAATGAAAATGAAAAGAGGAATGATTCTATTCATGTCAGCAATCCTGCTGGCCCTAACTACTGCGGCATTTGCCGTGCCGACAACAGTTGAGCCAGGTGTAACGGTTGAAACCGTCTGGACTCCGGCGAGCCTGACCTTGCCGGGCGAGGCCACAGCAACCACGACTATCGTGAACTCCAACCAAGACGGTAGTAAGGAATTTGCTTCACCCCGCGTCTGGAAGAAATGAGTGCCGGAGACTATCCTGGCGAACTGGATTCCCATGACCCTGACGGGAATCGTGTCGGGTGCGAAGAACGGTCGGGCGATGACAGTGGCCGTTCCCGCCGATGCGACTTTGCTGACGCTGAAGATTAACGGCGTGGCGCAGACTCTACCCGCGGCTGGAGCGTCTTTTGACTTGCCATTAAACCTGCCCGCAAATTCAACAACTATCGTGGCGGAGGGCTACCGTTTCCCGGAATGACAGGCTCAGTCGAATACAACGGCTCTCAAGCGAGAGCGAGGACTGGGCCGGAGATGGCAGTAAGTAATCGGGTTTGGTTGGGGATTTTAAAGTGTTCTTGTTGTAGAATCTCTTTCGGCGAACCAATTCTCTGGGATGAGGCCATAAACTGGGAGAAGGTGAGGGAATGAAATGATTGACCAACCGCGAGCATATTTTCTCGCCCGAAATGTTTTGGATGATTTGGCAAATAAAGAATCTTTAATGCAAGCGATAAAAGCATCGGGTTTCAAGATTGTCCGTCATTCGTGGCAATCAGATGTTTTTTTATGTGTCTCTGCTCTTTGCCCTATTTGCAGAATTTCTTGGTTCGTTTGGAATCTTTATTCTTCGGCATGGCAAGCCATATTTCGCCTTGCCTATAAAAGCGGCCATCTCATCACGGAAGAAGGTGTTATACCAACTTGGCGGGATTTACGCTTTAAAAAAATAAAGTGAGGGAATGATTTTTCTCACCATCCCTGGCAAGCCTATCGCGAAAAAACGGCCGCGCTTTGTTAGGCGGGGCAATTTCGTGGGTGCATATAATTGCCAAGAAACCGAAGAGGGCAGGTTTTTATTAGAAGTCAAAAGGCAATTAAAGGGGAAACCCCTAGAAGGGCCTTTAAGCGTAACTTATTATTTCTTTTTTCCTGTTCCCAAGGGTATCAGCAAAAAGAAACGCGAACTGATGCTACAGAATAAAATTAAACATACCAAGAAGCCCGACCGCACTAACCTTGAGAAATTTGTGGAAGATTGCTTGAATGGAATTGTTTGGCGAGATGACGCGCAAGTTTGGAGCGGCGGGTCATGCAAACTATATGCGGAAGAACCCAGAACAGTGATAGAGATAGAAGATGCCGAATAAACGAGTCTGTCAAAACTGCGGCCATTATGACGAAAAAAATAATCTCTGCTGGATAGGCAATAAGGGCACTTGCCGTTTCCCTTTAATGCCGAAGAGCGGTCTTAATTATCGGCGACCCAAGGGGTTTCCGCAAAGAGGCGGCTATACTTCACCTGGAATAACTTTAATAATTGCGGATTTCAGCGCGGATGTTTTGTCCGGTGTCTGTCCGCTAATAGTTCAATTCACAGATGATTCTATTGGCAATCCGACAGGTTGGCTTTGGGATTTCGGCGATGGAAATACGAGCGATGAGCAAAATCCAAGTCATCAGTATATTGTTCCTGGAACTTATACGGTTAGTCTTACGGCAAGCAAAACTGGTTCAAGTGATTCCATAACCAAGACAAATTATATTACTGCGACTGAATATGTGCCTCCCATTAACGCCGCTTTTCATGCAAATATATTTTCTGGCGATTATCCGCTATCAGTTAATTTCACCGATGATTCGACAGGAAGCCCTGTAGTCTGGTCGTGGAGTTTTGGCGATGGCGGCACTAGTGCTTTACAAAACCCTTCACATATTTATACCGCAGAAGGAACTTATACGGTTACCCTCATTGCCTCTAAACCAGGTTCAACCGATACGGAAATAAAGATAGCCTATATTACGGTCAGCGCGCCTGCACCCGCAGTAGTGGCGAACTTTACCGCGGATGTAGTTAGCGGGGATGCACCCTTGACGGTGAATTTCACCGACACCTCTTCGGGTTCTCCCGTAACCTGGCTTTGGGATTTTGGGGATACAAGCAGCAGCACTTTGCAGAACCCGATACATGAGTATAGTAGCGCGGGAACTTATACCGTTACCTTGACGGCCTCCAAACCTGGTTCTTCGGATGATGAAGTCAAGACGAATTACATCACCGTTACCGAGGCGGAAGTGCCCGCCTTCGATGGCACAATAGAGTCCTATGCCACGATTGTTAATTCTTCTATGTATATTCGCCCCCTTCCAACGGCATGTGTGGCAGGCAGATTTTATTATCGGGTAAATGGTGAGTCCACTTGGGTTCAAGGCCGCGATCCGATTGAATGCGTGGCGAACTCACTTCTGGAGTCGAGGGATGGCCAGGGGGCTTATGAAGATTTGGATGTGGTTTTGACAGAGGAAGGGGCAATGATTCGCCGCTTCCACGCCTCGGCGCGAAATTTAACGCCTGAAACGCTGTATGATTTAAAGATAGAATTGTTGGATTCAGGAAACAATATCCTATCGGTTGCAACTACTACTGCCACCACTAAATCTGAATCTCTCACCTATGGCACAGGGACTACCCGCCGCTATCCCTCTGGCGGTTATGGTTCGATTCAAGCGGCTTTTAACGCTTGCTCCGCGGGGGATATTCTCATAATCGAGGCAGGCAATTATTACGAGCAATTATATGTTAACAAGAGCGGCACGGTTGGTCAGCCGATCACCATTCGCGGTGAAGGCACGGCGGTCTTTGCCAATAACGGCGTGGTATCAATTCCTGTGCAGATAACCGATGGCGTGCATGACATCAATTTCGAGTATCTGGATTTTGATGGACTGCATATTAACAGTCCCCATCGCCGAGAACATATACTGGCTCAGGGCAAGGAATTTACCCGCATCTGTTTCGATAATTGCGATTTCACAAGCGCGGCGGTGGCGGACACGGCTTATTTCATTTTTTGGGAAACCTGGAATCGGGGGGCGGGGCCGGGGTTTGTGGATTGTCGAATACAAAACTGTTCATTTACCGCCACTGGCGCAATGGCAAGCACCTCCAAGCCGCTCTATATTGACCACGGCAAGGGTTTAATATTCTGGAATAACACCATAAATGTCGGCTCTTGCGAGGATGTAGTGGCTATTCGCCGCGGCCCGCATAAAGACTTCGATATTTACGAGAACACCATTACCGGCAACCCGACCGATGACGGGATGGAATGCGAGGGCGGGGTCAATATAAATGTGAGAATTTGGAATAATACTTTCAACTTCGATGGCGGCCAGCGGGCCAGCATATCCCATACCCCCGTGCTGGTAGGCCCGATTTATGCCGACCACAACACCATCTATGGCGCAGAGCAGTTTATCAAATGCGCGTCAAATCTGGTTATCTCCTATATCCAGCAGGGTTACAGTCCCGCGGATTTTGGCCCGATTTATTACGAGAACAATACCTTCTATGCCAAGTCAAGCAAGTGGTCAACCCATCAATTCCTGCGCTATAACCGATTGTGTCATATCAACTTGATTCTAAAGAACAATCTAATTTATGGCGACCGGCTCGACCAGGAGGCGGGATATTACACGACCATTTCCCGAACCTCGGAGAACTGGGGGCAACTCGACTTTGATTATAATATATGGTGGGATGGAAATGGCACGAACCCGAACGCGGCTTATGACCTAGACCTGCATAGTCTCTTCCAAGACCCGTTATTAGTGAGTTCGTCCTGGCCGAACCCCGATGTCCACCTACAGGCGGGTAGTCCCGCGATTGACGCGGGAATTGAGATAACCCAGGTTACGGAGGGTTATTTGGGCGATGCGCCAGACTTGGGGAGATATGAGAAGGCCTAAAAGGCTCCTGGAAGCCCCTAGAATGAGCCTAGATTGGCGGGATGGGGGATTCCTTACTTTTTGCATTGCGTTCAATCTAGGGGGCACGCAGGCGGCAAAGTGGGTATTCTGGCGGGGCGAGACGGCTGGATTTGGGTTTTGGATAGAAATACCAGCAAAAGCAACTATTTGTCGGTAGATTTATTCTCGGACAATTCTGAGGCTTTCTATCGAACCCCACAAGATAGAATTATACTGGGTTTTGCCGTCCTTGCCCTCTACCGGCTCTTCGGGATGTATCCGCAATGTCCGCCCATCTGATTGATCAAAGTAGCCTACCGCCTTTAAGACGGCCAAATCCTCAGTAGGTTTGGGGGCCGCCTCCCCGATTTCCCGATAGCCGCTTGTCGGGTCAAGCCAGGTAATTTCTATTAGCGCACCCTTGATAATTCTTTTGGGTCTCATTAGAAGGGATTCTCCGCCAGCCAATAATTAGTCTTGTTCGGGTCAACCCTGCCCTGCTTGTCCAGAGTTACATAGGAACAACCCGCATACCAGCGGTCTGTCCGGTTCGCCGCCACAACCTTACCCCGTAAATTATAATCATGCGGATAGCATAGACAGCCGCCTTCGATGTGTAATCTCTTCTTTATCATCTGGTTTGAAACGCGGTGCGTATGCCCAATTATTACCGTAGTGAAATTTTCAATCCCAAATTCCTCTTCCCAATTCTCCAAATATTCTTTTGTCCATTGCGCCGAACGGCCTGGGATGGAAGAAAAACACGAGGGATGAGCAATCGCGCACTCCCCCGCTTTAAGTAGGAAACCATAGCCGGCCTCGGCCTGCATTTCCTTGCCGGACAAATCTACAAGGTTCTCTTTGCATTTGATAATCTTCAGAAAAAGCCGCATTATTTCGCTTAACCGCTGGTCGCCCCATTGCGCCATGAGCAAGGCCTTGGCGAACCAGTCCTCATGATTGCCAAGGCTCATAAAAACATATTCATAGATTTGCAAGAGTTTTTCTACAAATTCACGGGCGCGCTCGAAACTTTCCGAAAGTTCTTCCGTCTTATGCTCGTAAAATTTTAGGTTATCGCACCCATAAGTATCCCCGTTCAACACACACCATTGCGCGTCTTGATGCGCCTCAATACATTGCCAAGCCGCATTCCAGTTCGTTTTGGGGATATGCAAATCGTTGAGGATAAGGCCCTTAGAGGGGCAGAGCTTGAGGATTTTCTCGTTGAGGGCAAGCCGTTGTTCTCGGCTGGTAATCCACTGGAAGAGTTTTCCGTCAACCGGAATGACCCTATCGGGCAGGGATTCCACGCCTTCAATCTTCAGTTTATCGCGGGCTAGTTTAAGCCGGCCCCGCGCCGCCGCATAAGAGATACCATAAGTGCGGGCATAATCTATCGCGATGGATACAAGCGGTTCGCCCGATAGGAGCCGCTGGCCGGCAAATTGAAATGCTTCATCCCGCCCGCGTGATGGACAGGCCATCTGGTATATCCTTTAGGGAAAAATATACGGGTTTGCCCAATGCCTCTGCCCGCGCCACTTCTTTATTCGCTCCTGGCGAAGGCTTCAGTAAAAAAACGCCATCGCAAACCTCGATCCAGGATAATCCCCACTCCAGCCATTGCTCGCAAGAAAATTGCCGCCCACGGAATTTCTGCCAATAATCTATGAAATGAGCAAGATGCGGGATAAAGGGCTGGTGTCCGGCCCGCATGAGGGCCTCGCCCGCTTCCATTGCCGCGCGCACATTGGTCAATATCTCGTTCTCATTCTTACCGGAATAAGGGCCAGCCACATAAATTCTCATTCTGGCCTCTTATCCTTTAGGAGTGAAATGAAAAATTCATAGATAAGCGCATCGGCTAACTCTTCCCGCAAGGCCTTACGATTGCCTGATAGACCGCGCTTTAACCAGTCTCGGCCATACATCACATCGCCCATAATTAGCCGTTCCCTGCCCAAGTCGAGAAGTTCTGGCGAGATGCGGAATGTATAAAGCAGGTTTCTTCTCTCATCGCAAAAGAAGTCATATTGTTTTAAGAGTTCGCTAAGTTCCATGTTTCAGCGTAACGGCGAAACCGCCAAATAACCGAAACTTTGCATTTCAAATGCAATATATCTATTGGCGCGCTACACCCATTTCCCTGCGCCAGCAACCCCGCGCTAACGGGGAAATTGCTCAGGCTGCTTTTATGCTGACTCCAAACCTACTATACCCTGACGCGCCAATCCCTGGGGAAAGAAAGGGATACTACTTTATCAGAATTTCTCAGCCTTGAAATCCAGCCACATCAAAGCACCAGGCAGGCCCGCGGTAAAAACCTCCTGGTCTTCCAGCGAAAGCCGTGATAGAAAAAGCGCAGTTCCAGGGTCATCTGTTAGCAACTGACTAGCGGCCGGCGCATAAGACGCAGGTGTGGTGCTTGGGTCTGTGGCTTTGACGGCTTTGAGCAATGCCAGGATGCTGGCGATTTTCGAGATAACTGAAATATAACTCAGCCATTTGAAGAAATCCATTTTCTCACCTCCTTTACTACTTTATTTCATCTCAAAATGCGGCCGGTCTCCCCAACCCCCGCCCCATTTAGCCTTCAATCGGTAAGTCCATAATCCGCCAAGCATATCCCAGGTTTCATCATGGCCCTTATAGGGGTGGGTCAATTTCCCGTTAATTCCCTCAAAGTGGACATCAAAGGCTTTGCGTTGAGTGTGTGGGGAGCGTTTAGTCCAAGTAATAATCGGGCCAGGGGTTGTTCGACCCTGGGCATAAAGTGCGTTTTGGCGGGCCTGGCTGCGATAGGTTTCGCTAATGCTGAGTTTGAGGTCATATTGGCTTAATCGGGCATTGGCTATCCGCAGGAACTCTTTGCATTTTTTTTGCATGGGTGCGGTCAATTCTTTTATGTCTTTGAATACTTGCAAATCAACCTCCCAGGTATTTGGTTATTAAAGAAACAATCACGCCGCCAGCCAAGGCCGCCCCGCCCGTGATAAAGCCGAATTTCAAGGATAAGACATCAAACTTCTTATCAATTTCGTGGAGTTTATCTTCTATAGTTCGCAAATGATTGTTTTTTATGTTTCCCATGCATTCTTCTAGTTGTTCAACTTGAACTTTCAACATGGCCACATTCTCCCGTTGGATGCAGTCGTGAGGGGTCATTGAAGTCTCCCGATATGGAACTCTATTTGTGCGCCAAATAATTTTTCAACTGCGCCAAAACAACCATTACAACCGGAACTACATATTGGGTCTGCGCGAACGGCGGCGGATTGTCTGTAATGAATTTTATCAGCCAGTCCACCGCGAACCCGGCCAGCGCATATACAATGCCCAGCCCCAATTTCTTAAACCAAATTGCCCAGTTCATTTCTCGAATTCTCCTTTGGATTTTTTAATAAAATAATTCATCTTTGAAGGCTTCCCTTACTTCGCCCCGAATCGAATTTGTTAATCTTTCCGCCTCTTCCAATTGCGCGGCTTTATCAAGCGAGCGGTAATAATCCGTATGGTAAAGTTCATATAGGCTTTCCCATAATAGATTGCCGGAAATTCTTTGATATTCCTGATATTGTTTGCTCGTTAATTTGAGTTCTTTGCCGTCAACCGTTAATTTGTTTTTAGGAATTGCGGGATATAATCCGATGCGCGTTGATTCCCTTATCACAAAGTCTTTTGTATCCTTGGTTACGCGGATAGGGGCAAAAGTCCACCATCCGCCTAGCCGTTTGGCGGGACGGCCATAAGGGTCATATCTTGCCGGAGTTCCCTTGGAAAGAACTGGGAGGCCAGCCTTGACATAGTTCCAAACCGATTCGGGATTATCCAGGTCTATTGCTTCGGGCTTGCGGATTATGGGGTCAAAAACTTCTTTAGTAAAACGCAAAGCCCCCGCCGGCCAGATGAAACCTGTGCCAAGCCTAGCCGCGTATTTTTCGCCAAAGCGGTCGGGTTCTTCCATTGCGTTAAGGGCGTCCTTCAAGCCGGTCAAATAAGTTGCATCCATGCTATATTTGCCCAGCATCATGCCCAAACGGAAAATAGCCGTATGGGTCGGAATCTTGCCTTTTTCTTCAAATTCATTAAACATGGCGGCGGCGGCGGCCAAGGGAAATCCATGCGGGCCAAGCGAACGGTAAGAAACCCATTTATCCCCAATCTTAAGGCTGTATTCCTGCATACCATTCGCATAAAAGGCTTCCCTGGAGTTTTTATCCCGCGGGACAGCACCCGTAATCAATCCCCGCATAGCATAGGAAGAAACCCCCAATAACAGCGTTGAACCTATCATAGCCTCGGCTATAACATCACTTACTAAAGGCGTGCCCCTAATAGCGGGATTGCGAATTAAGCGAGATAAACCAAAGGGTGAAAAGCGAAAGGAAGTGCCCAGGATATTGTAGGGAGTTTCCACGAAAGTCATTATGAACTTTGAAGGAAATCCCCTTTCCTGTAATTTCTGCCGCAATTTCAAAAGTGTCCGCATGATTTCATCGGGTTTATTGGTGAAGACTAAATCATTAGAAACTTCTGATGCTTCTTTAAGCATGGCTTCGGTCGGGCTATCCAGTAATTCCGCCATGCGCTGCGCTATTTTCTCGCCGCGCAATCCTTCAGAACGAGCAATCCTATAAGCCTTCGCGCGCAATGCAATCTCATAATTGATAGACCGAAATATGGCATCCTCCGCGCCAAGCGCGCGCAAGGGATAAGTAAGTGGATTCTTCAAGCCGCCGCGCGGCTCATATCTAATGGCATATTCCCCCTGCCCTAGAAATTTAGCCGCCTCTTCTGTCTTTATCCCGCTTATAAATGCCTCCAGCCCCTTCCTAAATCCCTTCGGCGTGCCATCAACTAAACCGATGGCCGCAGGGGAAATTTCGTTCCAGTAATAGTATTGCGGTCGTTTTTGCAATTTGGAGACGGGAATATCAATAAGTCCGCGGATGGGCCGTTTGGCAAAATGCGCTATAGTATTGAAAGCATTAGAAATACTATTTGTAGTATGGGTAATCGGATTGGAAAGTATACTGGAAATGAAATAATAATAAGCCTTGTCGCTAAAAGTATGCTTACCGAATTGCCGCAAGAAACGGATATGCGCAGCAGGGTCATCCTTCGGCAGTTTGATAAAAGCATCTAAGATATTATCAGGAATGATGCCGTCAAGGTTTTTGGTGAGTTTTTCTAGAGTTTTGTTGGAAAGATTCCTAGTTTGCCAAGCCTGCTTTTGCTGGCGAAGTATATTCAGCGAACGACCTGCCTCGGTCGCGCTTCCCGCCGCTGCTTGTATGGTTGTCATGCTTTCTTGCAGGGCTAATTTGGCGGCTATTCTATCCGATGCGGCCCCTGTTTGATTATATTTTTCTGCGAGTTTTACCGCCCGCTCCGCCGAACCCTTCATTATATTGCCAACAGCTCTTTGTTGCGCGGCATTAAGCGCCGTCCCCGCTCTTATGTTAGCAATATCTTCCAGCGTCAACCCTAAATCCGCGGCTTCCTTTTCTGTCATTTCCCAGGTCTTAACTCCGCGCCGCTGGATATTCAAATCTTTTTCCATCACCACCGCGGTCTTGACAATATGGTCTTTTAATTTCTTGCCCGTTCCAAGCCGTTCATCCAGCATATTGATACTGGCAATATATTTCTCATTTATGTATTGGGAATTAACCGCCTGCCATAATTTATCAAGATGCGGGGCTGCTGGCTCGCCAAACTCGCGCACCATCAGTTTCGCCCAATCATCAAATTCCCTTATGCCTTTCTCGAAATGATAGCCGCCATAAATTAGAAGGTCGGCTAAATCATCGGAGTTGACTTCAGGCGCGGTAGCCCGCATTGTCCCCCATTTTTGGCGCAAGCGTTCTTTAGCGGCCAAGGCATCGGCTTCCTTGAAAATGGTCGTAGGAGCGGCTTTCACGGTTTCAGTAATGGTGGGCTTAGGCTCAGCCAGTTTCGGCGGCTCTATGGCGGTTACAGGCTCTCTGGCCAATGGTTTTAAGGGTTCTGGCGGGGCAATAACAGGCTTAGCCCTTTCTATTGCTTGGCCTGCTTGCTTTGCCTCCTTAATTATAAAAGGAATTTTCTCCGCTATCGTGGCAGGCTTGCCTCCTCTCTTTATCAAACGGCCTGCTAATTTAATGGTTGCTGGCCCCTTTTCTATAGGAGCAAAAGCGGTTAAACTTTCGGCCACGGCCTCCTTACCAAACTCAAGATAAGGCACATATCTGCCTAGCCAGCGTTCTTGCTGTTCAGGCGTTAATTCTAAAATATGGGGCATGACGGCTTTTTCTATGGGGCCGGATAGAATTTTTCGGGATATATTGCCTTTAGGAGTTATTCCTTCAAGAAAGGTCCGACCTGCGGCCTGGGCTTGCTTACCAATTCTGCCTTTGACTTCACCCGCGGCGCGGCCAGCCTTAAACGCGGCTCCAGGCGTTTTCAATAGAGCACGGCCAGCATATTCCAGATATTCGGGAACTTTTGTCACCCCCACTAAAGGCGTGGCCGCAGTTCGCCATATGGCTTCACCCACTTCTTCTGCCGTTGGCGGGCCAGTAAGTGCCTGCATTTTCTTTCTTGCGGTTTCTGGCCATATTTCAGCATCTACTTCGCTTGGGTCAATACCACGAGAGCGAAGCAAACTGCCAACCTCGCCGCGGCTTTTCCCTGCATTAAGCCGCGCCGCCGCCCAGTCTCGTAACCAAGTTTTATCTTGTGGGGATAATGCCATTATTGACTCAGATTTCTGCTTTGCTTCCAAGCATCAAGCGCATCCACACTTCCTTTTTTGGGTTTGGCCCTGCCAAGTAATTCTTTTATTCTAGCCTCTTTTTGGCTTTTGCTAAGTCCTGCCTGCGCGCCTATAATTCTGCGTAAAATTACTTCATAATTCTTGCCCGCAGTATAAGACACTATAATAGGAAACCACTTCGCTTTAGGCAGTTTTGCTAATTCATTGGCGAGGGTAGGCCCGCCGGATTTAAGGGCCTTTGCCATTGCCCAATCTGCTTTCTCACCCTCGGTCTTCTTTTTCTCTTTGCCTGCGTTGCCGCCGCCGCCGCCGCCAAGATTATTTCTTTGCGCGGCTCCGGTTTGGGCTTTCTTTAATGCGATATTAGCCTCGGTTTCCATATTCTCCAAAAAAGCCTTTTTGACTTTAGCCTCGGCCGTTTGTAAGGCTACATTAGCATCAATATTTTTCTTCTGCGCTTCGGCTAAATTACCCGCCGTTCCCGCTTTATTCGCTTCCTGTATCAGTTTTGCGGCTTCTTGATATTCCGCCGGAGCATCGGGGTCTATAATTCCTTGCTGTGCGTTAAGCCGCCAATTATCTGTCTGCTCATTTGTCATCTTCCAGAGAAACTCTTGTTGAGCCACTTTGTTTCTTTCGGCCGCATTTCTTTGTTCTTGCAAACTCTCCCAATAATCTCCCGCTCCTGCCAAATTAAACATAAGGCCCATATATGGAGATTCCATTTCTTCTTGTGCGGTAGTCGCTTTTTGCTGTAATGCAGGTTCTAGCATTTGTCCAAATAAAGGCATAAATGGAATGGGCGTGGATTCCAGGGATTGTTGCATGACTGGGGCTTGCATAAGCGCAGATTGACTGCCACTAACATTTTGCAATAAGCCGAGGATTTGTGTCATTGCGTTTTTACGCGTTTCATAGTCTTCGCGCTCGCGTTGTGCCTTGGCTTTATTTTCCTCTATGAGTTGTTGGCGTTCCGCATCCTCTCGTTCCTCTCTTTTTCGCTGCCATTTGCGGTCTTCTAAATCCCATTTTTGTTGATTCGCCATCCGCAAACCTTCAATGAAGCCCACGCCGATATTGCTGATTTTTCCCGCTGTGTTGCCCATGAGGAACTCCTTCTATTAAGGTCATATCTCCGACAATTATGGATTTGGGGAACTGGCAGTTGAAGTTCCTGCCCCCGCAGCATCTAGCTAAGCTATGCCATACATATAGCCGAGCATCTTGCCAAGATTGCTGAGGTTCTGGCCCTGTTGTGCCGCGCTCGTTTGATAACTCTGGCTTGCCGTTTGCAATCCAGACTGACTTTGGCCAAGCAAATTCATATAATTGCCGAATAATTGTTGCCCATAACTTTGCTTTGCCGTAGCCGTATAATTTCTAAGCCAATCCATCAAGTCTTTCCCCTGCATCCGATAGAGATAGGATTGCATACCAGGCACTACCGAATTATAATCTTGCGCGCTTCCACCCATTTTAGTTTGCAGGTTCGCCAGCATATTATTCATAAGCGGCTGCCAATAACGCTGAGATTCCACCTGTTGTTGTTTCCAAGCCGCCTGAAATTCCTTACCATAGGGGTCTTGGAAAAGGCCATAAAGATAGTTTTGAAATTCGCTCATCGGCCCTTTGCTTTGTTTTATCCAATACTTAGCAAGGTTGCCTAATTGCGAAGCATATGGGTCTGCCTGCGCACCGCTAAATAAATCGCTTAACCATGACATCTCTAACTCCCTTCGCCTTCAGTCTTTTCCGTTTCTTCCGGCTTTTTATTTTCTGCCTGAATTGCGCTGGACAATTCGAATTTCAGTCTAAATATTTCCCCTTCATTGCGGGATACAATGGCCTGTAATTCCGCCGCCTTTTGCTGAAGGTCATCGCGCAAAAGATAGGCCTCCGCGAGTTTGATTTTAATTTCCGTGCTTGTCATTTCTTCTTGCCCCTATGTTTGAAATATTCCACCTGGCGTAAGCGTTCAACGGCTTGCTCTTTTGTCGGATATGGGCCACCCAAGTTCTTGCCAGTTTCACTAACCACCCGATAGCCTTTTTTTACTTTCCGAATCATCGCAAACCCCCGTTTGTCTTGATTTTCTGCCCTCACACCCGCTATAATCAAAGTGAGGGATATATGAAAAGATTTAGTCTTTTACTCTTCTTTTTATTATTGGTCGTCAGTTGCCAAGCCTCGACTATTCCAATTGGCACGGTCATTCATTACAGCCCTGCCGCATCGGGTAATTACATCGGCGACCCGCAAATCCTTATTCTGCCTGATGGTTCTTATCTCGCTTCTCATTGCTATTTCAATTTTGTAATTCCAGGCTATGCGAATAATCGCACTTTTCTATATAAATCCACGGATAAAGGGCAATCCTGGCAATTCCTTATTAAATTCACAGGCTTGACTTCTGCTAACCTCTTTCAATATAGAAATAAGGTTTATCTCATGGGCATTACAGGTTATGTTCGCCGCCAGCCCCATGCCGTTACCCTGCGCTATTCTTCCGACAGCGGCAAAACCTGGTCTAGTCCAATTGAAATTCTCAAGCCCGACCTCTGGAATCTCCAGCCTATGCCCTTTCTGATTCATAATGGGCGCCTCTATCATGAAATAGGACTCATGCGATTGCCCTGCCGCTCCTGGTTGGATAATGCTACTTGTGTTATCTCTGCCCAGCTAAATTCCAATCTTATGTCCGCGGCTAGTTGGTCTGTTTCTAAACCGCTTTTCTTTGACCCCGCATGGTATCCAAAAGGCACTACTCCAGGTTGGAGTGAGGGAAATATCTTGGAATATCGCGGGAAACTCTTTAATATCTTGCGGGTCAATTCCGAACCCCAAACAGGGGTGGCCGCAATAACTTCTTTCAAGGGCGAGAGTCTTTCTTTTAATCCTAAAACTGACTTCATTTCTTTGCCTGGCGGCATGAGCAAATTCGCTATTCGTTATGATTCCAAGAGCCGCCGCTATTGGTCTATCTGCAATCCCGTTGGCAATCCCGCCAATGCCCGCCAGCGCAATATCGTTGCCTTGGTTTCTTCCGCCGACTTGCGGAACTGGAAGACCCACTGTATTCTATTTGTTCTCCCTGGCGATGATACGCTTGTCGGCGCGCATTATTTCGACTGGCAATTTGATGGTAACGATATTATCGGGGTGTGCCGGTTTGCTTGGAAAGGCGCGCATTCCTACCACGATGTTAACTATTTCACCTTTCATAGATTTAAGAATTTCAGGCAATCCAACCGATAGTTTGCAAATCATCTATCAAGAATTTGCGGTCAAATCTGCGAAAATCGGAAGTTTCTCAACCGCCTCCACCGCCCCCTGTCGCGCAATTCCCGCGGCCTTCGAGCCTTCGGCGGCTTGCATCAATTCTTTCAGGTGTAATAGCAAGGTTCGCTTAATATATTCATCGGGCTTGTCCTTCCCCTCTTCGCCGTGAAAGACCCTCAAAGAATCTACAAGGCTCTGCACTATATCATCAGGTATATCAATCTGAATTATCATTGTCTCGCCTCCTAATCTATCCTCACCCAATTCGCGCCGTTGGACATAATTGCTAGTCTGTCCCATTGCGCCGCCAAGGAAACGGTAGTCGCTCCATTTATAGTCTCAGAAGCATTGCCATCTACTGTAACCGCCCCCGCACCCGCGTCTATTTTGACTACACAATACATTCTTCCGGTAATACCGATGGCAGTTGGAAGTGTTATGGTTTTGCCAGATGCACCTGTAGTAACCGCGACCATAAAATCCGTTGCCGTTACTGTGTAGTTTGCCACAACCGCAGTATAGGGACAGGCAAATGAACCGCCTATCTGGACGGTGCTAGTTGCATCTGTGAAAGCCCCCCAATAAAGTTTGCCGGTGGAGGAGATACAGCCTGCACTGATTTCATACGTATCATCCCTGTTCGCATCAACCGCAAATCTGAGTTGTGAACCATCACAAATTATTTGGGTTTGAATCGCACCTGAAGACCTATCCCAGAACTTTATATTAGGCGCAAAGTTTTGAATAAAAATGCCCTCGGAGCCGTCATTTGTTCCGCCGTAAAGATGAAGCAAGGCAAGGGAACTCGGTGAACCTGTTCCCAATGCCATGCGATAGGAAGAATTGATTACGGCTTTTACTGCATCTGCGCTATCAGTAACGCGCAAAATATCGGTCGCAGGCGAGGCCGCCGCCTTGATAGTGGCGCAAACCAAGGAATTATCCGAGGGATTGATTAAGACATTACCGTAGAAAGTTGCGAGTTTATTGGACGCGAGACGCATAACCTCGGCAATCGCCGCGCCATTGGCCCTTGTGTGAAGAGAAAGATAGCCTCCATATTCGCCGTCAGTCGCATTTTCCTTAGTGGCCGAAATACCCCCCCAAAGCGCAGTATTATTAGAAGAATCATACCGCCCACCTAGATAAAGCCCTGCTATTGGGGTGGAATTATAGGCCGTTGTATCTACTAAACGCCATTGGCCACCCATAGAACCGCTGGTAACTTTCGCCCACGCCACATTAACTGCATAGCCAGAAAGTGATTCGTCTCCAATATAAAGTTGACCAGTTTTAGCCAGACCCGCCAAAAAAACTCCAGCGGAATCCACCAATTTGAGAAGATGTCCTGATTGCGTGGCCGAATATGCTTTAAGAATAATTGGATTAACTGCATCAGCAGTCGCAAGCCAAGTTACCCCATCACTTTGAATTGTTCCTGACCCGAACCTGCCCAAATAACTTAAAGTGCAATTTGAAGGAGGTGTCGGAAAATTAAACCAGCGGAAAAGAGCAATTTTATTGGCGACTTCTATATTCCCGTTGTAACCTTTAATAAAGTTAAATTCAGGAATAGTTCCAGTCGCGCCTAATTCATAGGTAGGATGTAGCCAGATACCGCACAACTCAGGTATAGTGCCAGTAAAATTAGTAGTCATACCTGCATTTACATCTATTGCCGCAGGAGGCTGTGTATCTGCACCAGGAGAAGGAAAGGTGGCACTACCATTGAAAATTAAAGTAGCCTGAAGTGCTTCCGAATTGGCTATGCTCTTATTTGTTCCATCGTATTGCAAAGTGAAGTTGGCTGTAGTCATTGAATAAGATGTGCCACTATAATCAGGGTATAGTAGCACATTCACCATCACCACATCTTCAACAGGTGCTATTTCAGCCGCCGCTTTTAAAGCCTCTTGTGAGTTCCTTGTCTGATACGCTTGGTCAGCAATTACCACAGGGCGAAAAGTGCCGCCGCTAGTAATTTCACCCACATTGACTTGATAGCCGCTTGCGGGCAGAAGTTGTAAATTCTGCCGCGCATCCACCAAAGGCGTAAGCAAGCCTACTGTTTGTTCTTGATGTGGCCCATGCGGGTCAACGGTTTTTCTTACATGAACCGCAAGACTATCATCTGAAGTCAGCCAATCGCCAAAAGCCGTAGCCGCGGAAATAGAAGTATCACTACGCTTTTTTAACTCATCCCAAAATTCCGCACCTTTTTTTAAGATAGTTGTCGAGGTGCGGCCTGTTGGCGTTGTCCCGAAGGCTTTTTTATCGAGCGCGGCAACTTTCGCCCATAAATCATCAAATTCCTCGCGGCAGCCGCGGAATATAGCCTCGCCTGCATAGGGATGGCGGGATAGTGCCGTGCCTTTGGCATTATCAGCCATTAGCGCACCTCCCTTTTATAAATACAAATACTGCGAATTTTCACGGCTTCCGTTGCGCTCACATTCAGGCCTATCTGAATTTTCTTTGCCAATGCGCTGTCCGGCAGGCTGCCCTCAACCTCGATAATTCCGCTTCCCTGCAAGGCATAAGTGGAAGAAGAATCAAAGGTATCTCCCAGACTGGCGTTCTTATTGCGATACACCCCCAGGGTCGCATTGACCGCGCTGGTAGTCCCATCCGCGTTAATATCACAATAACGCAGGGCCAAGGTTTCCGTGCCATTATTCAAATGCCCCGTCAATATCTTTCCTGCAATCGCTACACCTGTATCACTCGTGCCGGTTTCGGCTTGATAGATATACGCCGTGTTGGATGACCCATACCAAAGTTCATTGTTATCCCCTGGGTTCTTGCCAACTACCATAACTCCGATATTCTGGCCCGTCTCATCTGTCCACGCGCCCGTCCTGAAGTCATAAACCAATTTGCGGCTGTTATATGTCCCGCCCGAAACTGTATAAGCAATGTGCATCCTGCGGTCATGGTAACGGACATCCACGAATTTCTGATAAGCCGAAGGAATTGATTGAATGATTGAGGCGATAGGCCAGCCAATATCGAATAATTCTCCTGCCCGCCACATCCAGACGGTATTGCGCCCCACCCAAATAGCCTCATTCTCGCTTGCATCGGCCGCCCAGGGGCCTACACAACCCGCCTGCGCAGAAATTAAATCATAGCGAAATATATTCGACCCGAAGGGATTAAAGGTATCGCCGACCCAAACATAAAAACTCTGCTCTTTCAAAAGCAAAACCGAGGATTGAAAGGGCAAAACGCAAGTTAGGGCCTGTCCGTCTTGTTTGGCAATATCCCGCTTGCCGCCCGTTGTATCATCGAAAACATCGGCATCTGTGGGCCAAGTAACCGTAGGGCAGGTTTCGGGGTCATTGCGGTTAGAAACATAAAGCGTAGAAGGATTATTCAGGCAACCGCTCCAATACATGCGGTCTTTATGCAAGACTACTATAGAAGCATCTTCCGGCGGGGCCTGAACGCCAGATGCGTTATATTCATTGTAAACGTCGCCTAATTCCGAGTCCGTAAAGCGGTCGGTATAACTCCACGAACCCGATGCGGGATTGTCAATCTCGGCCACCAAGTAAAAAGGCACATCCGGATTAGTTAAGTCCGCGCCCGAAATAGTGCGATAAATGCGGACTTTATTTACTCCGCTTTGCGATGAGCGCGCCCCCGCTATCAGATTTTCTATCAAGTCATTGATGTTTTTAATGCTCGCCGAAAATGGAGACATGAGACTGGATTTATTTGTTGTCGAATTGTAATAGGTGTATCCATATTGCCGCTCTTCTCCGATGCCAACCGTGCCGCCCGCGACCAAATAATCTATATAGCCATGAATTATATTGCTGGGGCTGTTATAAATATAAAAACGCACATAACGAATTGCATCTCTTTGGGCTTCCGCAATGCCTGAAATATCAAAACTAATTCGTTGCCAGGTCATATCTCCGACAATGGTAACAGGGTCTTGTCCATACCAAGTAGTTCCGTCTTCACTCCACTTGAGGGCGATTTGCATACCAGAAACGCCGCCCGTTCCCGCGCTATTCGTTAATTTAACCCAATAGGTCTTCTGCTTATAATCCGACCAATCTTGAGGATTGCCTGCGCCATAGTCATAGCGCAGATTATAATTCTTCGGCGGTGAGGAAGTAGTTGTCCATTTAAGACAACCCGTTCCTTCATACATTTCTGCGGTTTCAAGACTTTCACTCACCTCGGAAGAAGAATCAGTCCAGCCGGTAATGGCATCCATGCTAAAAATTGTAGTAGATTGAGGGGTTATTGTGGGCGCGGTGGAAGGAGTAGATACGACTTCATCCGCCAACTTAACGAAACTTGTCCCGTCATAACGAATAGCCCCAGCCGCGGTAGAATCATGGGCGATATAGCATTTATCCCCATATTGCGCCGCGGTCATCTGCGTCAAGCCCGTAAGCCCTAAACCTGCGCCTGCACTTATGCTATTGGGAGAACCTGGAGTGCCTACGCGTATATCCGTGCCGCAGGCGATGATAAAGCGTTTATTGCCGCTGTAATAATAGCGGAAAAGGCCCTTGCAGTATTCTGTTTCGCTCCACGCGTCGGCATTCCATTTGCTATTTCCTGGCCGCAGAACCAAATCGCCGTCTTCCACGCGGAAATTCTGTATCTCCCGCAGGCGATTGGAATAAGAAATCAGGAGTTCATCCGCGGGCGTTTTCTTGTCCATACCGCCGGAAAAGTCAACTAAAAACAGTTCTTTATAGCGTTTTCTGCTCATGTGTTACCATCGTAAAGAAGACGAAATAAATGTTGGCCCCGCGGTGGGATTGGCAACAATGCTTTGAAGTTGCGTGATAGCCGCCCCATACATTGCCAGAAACTTTGCCCCCTCCTGCTGGTTCGCATCAGGGTCGCCTAATTTCAGGAAATAACACGCATAGAGGGCAATCGCAGCCTTGAAATAATCTGGAAAATCGCTCGATGCCGAATCCGTGCTGAAATCGGAAGGCACATTATAAGAATACATCTTGATAACTTTTGCCGTTATATTGGGGCATGGATAAAGCCTGAATTTGCCCGTGGTATCTCCATCCGTCCAACACCAGGGGGTTCCATTGCCATCGCTTCGCCAATCGGGATAATCGTTCGATAATTGGCTTTTAGTGCGATATTCCAGTTCAGTTTCATCCCCGTCCCAGCATATCTTGAAAAAGCCCAGCGCGTTTGAGGGATAACTATATTCCGCCGTTCCCTCAGTGGAAGTTGTGCTGGTTGTAATGACTCTAATGTAATTCGTATCAATCGCGGCTTGTTTGCAGGCTTCATAGATAGCAAGATTCAATTTTGCGTCTGTGAAAAAATCTGTAGCCGATTCCGCCAACAGATTCCGTATCATCGTTTTAATTTCGCTTCTGGTCATCTCTTTATCCCTGCGCGCAGAGTTGGTAAATTTTGTTCGCGGGCATGGCGGCAATTTGCGGACTTTTCAGGATTGCCACACTTTTTTCAAACATATTCCGTCGGCGCGTTTGGCGGCGATTGGCTTCCTGTTCCCCTAATTGACGGATTAAAAGTTTGCGACTGGAATTTAAGGGATGCAGATATTTAATTTTTTCATCGTAAACATGCGCCCAGCGAATCCCCTTGGCATAAGCCACCGCGCTCATTATGGTGTCTTCAAAACCCCAGCCCGCTTCCTGATATTCGGCTACTTCTGGGAAAGGTATTTCCTGCAAGAACGGTTTGCGGTAAATGCCGACATTCGTGCAAGAAGTTTGGCTTTCATGCACCTCCCGCAATTTATCCAATTTGTCTGTGTAATTATTGCTATCCGCGGTGCAGAGCGCGGGATATATGCTTATCGCCCGATGTTGCGGGTTTTCATCCAGGTATTGATTCGCCAAGGCAATCCAGCCGCGAGGGATTAAAATATCTCCATCTAACAACATAACTCTGCTGTATTGGGCCAAAGTCACACCATAATTGCGGGAGCGCGAAACCCCCTTGTTTTCCTCAAACAATTTCAGTTTATCTATCAGGCCGCATTTCAGGGCTTCCCGCAAATAAAAAGGCGTGCCATCTTTAGAGCCGTTATCCATTACGATTATTTCCCCTTCGCCAATTTCTTCCCGCGCCCGAATAATGCAGCGGCGATGATACGGCTCTAACAGATTCCAGGTGGAAATTACTATTGAAGTGCGCGCCATTTCCCCTTTAATTTCTCCATATGCCGCAAGTCTATAGCAAAGTAATTGCGGCTATCGTGATGGTGGTAAATTATGGCTTGCGGACAATCTTTTATTTCAAAACCCGCGGCCTGGATGCGCCAGGACAAATCTATGTCTGCGCCATAATAAAAATTTTCATCATACAAGCCTAGATACTCATATAAAAAGCGCGGCATTAGGCCTTTGGCGACATAGCCTAAACTCTCGCCATTCGGCTGTTCTGCACCCACAATTTGCTCTTTTTGGTGTTGCCCGAAAAGTATCTTGAAAGCCACCTGCCCGACATTGCCCTTACAGCAATTTATGGCCTCTATTTCCCAGCCTGGGGATACTTCAGCATCTTCCGAAAACGGCAGGGTAAGATAAAGACCCTGCGCCTGCATGATGCAGCGATTCGCATTGCCCGGCCAGCCCTTCACAGCCTTGTGATTTGGAAGATATATTATGCGCGAACGCAATGCGCCTGGCAGCCTAGCGTAAAGTTTTTCCGTATCTTCGGAATTATCTCCGACAATTATTTCATATTCCACCTGGGTATTTTTTATAATGCTTTCCAGTAGGCGTTCTAGATGTTCTGGCGCATCTTTGCTAGTGATGATGACGGATAGAAGCGGCATCGCTTCGTGCCATTTCTCTGGCTTTCTCTTCTGGAATACTATTTAAGACCGGAGACTTGAAAGATTCGGACGGGGGATAGGCAATCGCGCCTTCACAATCAATATTTGTGTTGTAAACTCCATGCACCGGAATAAAAGGCGGGGCTTTTTGGGGGGCAATCTCTTCAATATTCTCCACCTGTTTTTGTTTTAATTTTTCTATGCCAGCAAATTCCAAAAATTTCCAAAGAATACTGCCTGGAATCTCGGCTTGGGCATGAGCGCGGCAGACATACTCAATTTCATTCCATAGCACTTTTACATCTTTATCACTATTATTTTTGATGATAATTACTTCAGGCATTCCCATACCATTCGGCGACCAGATGATTCTCCCCTTGCTCTATCTGTTTGAAAGCATATTTTTCTTTTATCAATTCATCCACCGCGCGTTGCAGGCCCGGATATTGCGGCGAATAATCATGCAGCCACATCCGCCCTTTATGTTTAAGCAATTTGCGGTAAAGGATTATATCGTTATAAACATTGTCGTATTGATGGGAGCCATCTACCACAATAAAACTACAACCGCTTTTTAAAAATTGCCCCGCCATAAAAGAAGTCGCGCTGATAACAAAGGAATAATCCCCCGTTCCCCATTTTCTCTGCATCGCCTTGTAAATGGCATATTCGCCGTAGTCATTCCAAGTATTGTCCGTGCTTTCATAAAAAGCATCTATGGAAACCAGATAATTGTATTTAGTCGGCAAATCCATCAATACGCGTGAAATAAAAGCCGCAGTCTCCCCCCAATAAGTGCCAATCTCGATTACCCAGTCATTGTCTGCGGTAACGGTTTCTTTTATATGAAAAGCCATAGAGCGTAGGCAATCGGCCGTCATCATTTCGGGCCGGTCGAAACGGGCGATAAGTTGCTCTAAATCTAATTTTGCGGCTTTATTTTTGGAAAGCAATTTAATTTTCCGTCTGGACTGCAATCGAATATTCGCCCTCGACCCGCTAATTCCGAGAGAAATTCAAAGCCGCGATGCATTAAATTCCACCCATGCTCATAAACCTCTTTGGATTGGCAAAGGGGCTCTTCCGTGCAATAAACCTGCTTATCTGGGCCCAAAGATAAATCCACGCCGCATAGATAAATTGGGTTGCATTCGGCAATCAAAGCAATGTGCAAAGCCGCATGACTGCTCGTGCCATCGGCAATTATTTTTCCTGCCGTGCTTTCCAGCCGGTAATTCTCTACTTCTTCCCAATGGAAACTATCGAGAATAAAGGGATGCCGGACGCAGATAAATTTCTCACCAAACAATTGCGGGGCCTTTTTGTAAATCAGCGAAAAATTGTCATCCGCGGTTATCAGATATTTAGGCTTTTTTAATTTATTCTCTTCAAAATAGCGGTAAGCCGCATTAACCGCAAAGACCGGATAGCGTTGCAAAAAGGCGGCGGGCAATTCCCGCAAAGACCAGCCAGAAGCCGCCACAATCGCGGGCTGGCCTTGATATATTCCAGTTAAAAAACTATATTTGCTATTCATAAGATTTTACGCGGCGCAATTTCATTTTAGGCGTAGGGTCGGGTTCTACTCTTATATCCCCGCCACCGAATTTCTCCTCCAACCCCTTTTGTATCGCGCGCTTGTAATATTTGATTTGCTCCTTAAATTCTTCATCCTGATTGGCTTTTTCTTTTTCTTTATGCTCATGGCCCGCTTTCCACCACTTTAGAATATTCTGCCGCCCGCCTCTGCGCGTGTCCCAATAAGCCAGCACTTCCGCCAGCCAAGGGCCGGGGTCGGCAATCGCCCCATCCGGCATTATGCAATTCATCAGTTTGTAGTAATCGCCATTGCAAAATCTGAATTGATATTCCTCGGCTTCATTGGCATCACGAGGAATAGGCAGCCCTGGGCGCATTTTGAGCCATACCTCCCACCAGCCGTTTTCTTTGTCAAAGACCACAAAAAGCCGCTTGTCTAAGCGCGGCAAATTATCTTCTGCCCATTTATTACGCATAAGTTTGATAAGAGAGGGGCAGGGGCGGAGAGCGCGCCCCTGCCCTAGGCCCAAAGAGGAGGTTAGGCCGCGGAAGCATTATTGATGGTAATACCAGGAACATAGGCATGGGGCTTGTAAGCCGTTGCCACTAAGCCAGAGGTATAACAAATCAATTTGCTTGCAACCGTATCAGTCGAAGCCCCGCCTGGCAGCCAGCCCTCTGGGTCGAGATGAGGGGCTTCTGTCCAGTTCATTTCCAGGAATTCTAGATTCAGGAATACCGCCGGGGCCGTGGTCGCAGATTCAGGGCAATATGGGTCTTCGATAACCTTTATGCCATTGTAGGAAAATTCATTGCGACCAAGCGAAAGTTGCGGCGCGCCGCCCGCGGTGGCCGTCGGCATATTGTAGTGAATTTTGTTGTCGGCCAGATAATACAAAGAGTTGCATACACCTGGGCTGGTAACAATCACTTTTCTATCCGATTTATTGGCCCCGCCGTTGGTTCGCATCGCGGCAATTCTCGGCAAGAAAGTCGAGTTGATATTATTACCCGCGGCAGTTGTGCCGTTGGCATAAGTCCAGATATTGCTGGAACGGGTCAGGCCATTTATGCTGGTAACTGCGGCTGCGCCCCACAGCGCAGTTGTGCCATCATAAAGAATACCGCCCAAACCCATCGGTTCAATATCTTTGTTCCCGTCAATATAAACTATGTCATTGTCGGCATAGTTTTGCGACGCGCTTGCGGTAAACTGGGTTCCGCTGTCAACACTAGATATTGTGGTGTCGTCAAGACCAGCCCCTACATCTAGTATCATTCCATCGGAAAGATATTGTGTTCCAGGGGTATCCACAGCAATCGTTGTGCCAGCGGAAACCGCGCCGTTAATCAGGCACAAGTGGCCTGTGCCAGTTCCCCATAAAACGCGCGCCATATTACGCGCAAAACCGAGATTCGCCGTATTGATAGCCTCGGTTGTCGCGTCAATCAGCGCGGCTTCTTTGCCGCGTCCAAATTCCCGTGCCGGCCCGGTCAGCGTGATAGGCCAATACAAATAGCGCGCAGGCACTACCTGTTCGGCATAATCCGCCGGAATCGCGGTTCCAATAGTCCCTCCTTCTGCGCGGGAATAGAAACCCGCAGCACGGGTCTTGCGAGCAGGTCTCAGCCAGCCCGATGTGCGGCCCTTAAAATCTAGCGTCCTTACTTCAGCTTTCACCAAATCAAAAAGGACGCTTTCATCCGAATAGGCCGAGACAACGGGCGCAACCTGAATATATTTATTTATCTCAGCCAGAACAGTTCTGGTAATTTCTCCAGCCATATTTCACCTCACAGAAAGTTATTAGCCACTTTCTGACAGGCGAGCAAGGATTGCCTCCCTTGCATCTTTCGCCCATTGCGCCATCTGCTCCCTGGCCGAACCGCTGTATTGCGGCCCTTTTTCCGCCTCGGAAACAGGCTTTTGCGGCGAAATGGTCGGCGCAGGCCCCTGCTTTTTTGCCTGTTGAATTGTGGCTTGCACTACACTACTTAATTCCGCTTTTAATTGAACGGGGTCTGTATCAGGGTATTGCTGACGCAGGGCTTTATAGGCTTTCTGCAATGTCGGGGTTAACCCCGTAGCCGCGGCTTCGCGCTCCAAGCGTTCGGCCGCGCTTTCATTGCGAAGGCTTTCTAAAGTCATTTCCGCCCGCATAACGCGGTCAAGTAGTTGAGCGGCTTCGCGTTTGGAAAGGAATTCTTCCCCTTCATCATAACCGCCCGCCGGAGGTGACTCCACATTTGACTGGCGCATCTGCTCCTGCATTTTTTCCAACTCTGACCGTGTAGGCATATTCCCTAGATTGGTTTTGAGTTCATCAATGCTAAAGCCCTTGGATTCCAGGGTCTTACGCAGGGATTCATATTCCCTGTGATCGCGCCAGACATTATCTGGCCTGCCTCCGGTATCCGCCGCAGTTTGCCCCGTTTCCGCTGGCGGGTTTGCCCCATCTGGTTGCCCCATTTTTAATTCTTCTGACATTTAAGTCTCCTATCCGCAACCCCCCAAAACGCCAGAGAGGAAACCCAAAAGTTTCCTCTCCGTGGGGCTGCGTTGCTATCTGTGCGGCGATAGCGTCCGAATTGCATCCGTTAAGGTGGATGAAACCTTAAATCCCTCCTGCTTCAGCCTGCACTAATTGGAGCAATTCCGGCGGCAGGGCATTGGTGTTTGCGCCGCCGCCCTGCATAGCCGCCTGTTGCGCCATCTGCTGGCCCATTTCTTGCGGATTAGGCCCGCCCATCATATTGCCAAAAGCCCCCATTTCCAGCATGGCCCAGAAATCGCTGTAAACCCCGCCCGCGGAAAGCATTTTTATCGCCATCGGCATAAACATCGGATTCATTCTGCCCAAACGGTCTAAAAGTGAAAGAGCAAATTCTTGGCGTTCTTGCCGTGTCATAGGCGTGCCTGGGTCGGCCTCTACGATAACATCAATACCGGAACGAATCATGGCGCGGAAATCCTCAAAAGTAATCTGGTTTTCCTGCGAGATATTTGCTTGATTGTTTATGCCCAAGGCAAACCATTGCTGGGTTCGCTGCGGCCCTAAAATATAAAAGACGCGGGAATCTTCATAATGCTCCGCGGCGATATGCAGACCTAATTTGCCCATGTGTTCATAGGCATGAATAATTTCTTTAAGCGGCTTTCCGAGGGCCTCTTGATGTTCGGCTCGCAAGGAATTGACGGCCGTGCCGGAAATCCTTTCCCTGGCGGGGGAAATGCCTTTTACCACCGGCGGAATATTGGAAATCTCGCCCATATCCGCGCTAGCCACACCAAATTCCGTCATGTTGAAGCCTGGCGGCCCCTGCATGTAATGGGGTTCGGCCCCGATAGGGTTGTAATCCAACATCTGTCCAGGGTCGCCTGTCCAGGATTCGCGGTCTTTCGGGTGAATGGCCCCGCGGGGATTCAGGACTGGCGGGAAAGCCATCATATCCATATATTCCGCCATGCGGCCCAGGTTGAAATTACGCGTGATTTGCGGCTGCACCAAATCGCTCACTAAGCCCCGACCCCAATAACGGGAAGGCAGACAGCGATAGCGGGCCACGGCAAAGGGGAAATCATCCATGCCGTAAGGCAATTCCTCTTGGCTGTAAAGCACCGCGTTTTCCGTCCACACCACCCAGCGGCCCCGCGGATAAGTCTTTGAGGGCTTATCGAAGCGATGATGTATTACCGTGGGTGGTTTATCCCGCCGCCGCTTTTTATTTATAATGGGGGCGGAATTATGCGACATCGGGATATAAAATTCCGAATAAGACCGTAGGCCCGTCTCCGGCATTTCCGGCAATTTATCTTTGCTTACCCCCCACAAGCCCGCGGCTTCGTCCCTGTCCACAATATCCAGCAGTTCCGTCCAGCGGGCTTCCCTGGGCTTATAAGCCGTGGGGTCGGGGAATACCTGCCAAGGCATTAAAACCTTGTATTCCACCTCGCCCGAATTGATAACCGCGTTTTCCCCGAAAAGATTTATATTTATGGGCGGGCTGTAAAAGGGATTATATTGACCCCAGATAATAGCCGTGCCCAGAGCCACCAGCACATCTATAAAGTCTTGAATATGGAAGTTTAATTCGGTTTTTTGCCGCTGATAATACAAAAGCGCGGTAGCAATTTTACTGGCGGAAATATCATTTTTTTCCGGGCTGCTGGCCAGAGCAATCAAATGCGGAATAAAGGCCCCCAATTTCGAGGTTACAATATCGAAATTCGGGGCTATAAGGTTATGCACGGGCCGGCGGCGGCGGCGGGGGGTGGTGGGGCGCGGGGCTTCGTCTATAGTGCGTCTTGTGCGGTCATATTGCGTATATTGCGCCCCACCTAAAAAGGCTAAACACAATTTCCATTCGCCGTCATAGGTTTCCTGGACTTCTTTGGCCGCGTCAAAATCATCCCGCAGGCTATTTAGCAATTTATCTTTTTTAGCGAATAAGGCCATAATTATTCATACATTCCGCCCGAATAGGAAACCGGCGAGGATTCCTCCGGCTTTATGCGGGCTGGGGCAGGTTGGGTATCTAAAAGTTGGGTGCGAAGCAAGTTATTGCCGTAATCCGTTAAATCTGTAGCCATGTTGCGGTCAAGTATTCTTTCCAGGCGGGCATTGGCTAGAATTATCTCGCCATGCAAAGAGCGGAAAAGCATTTGCGCGAAATAAATAAAAGCCGCCACCAAAAACATCACCAGTCCCAATAAGCCCCAGATAATTGTTTCTGTCATTTCTCTCCTCTAGTCATACCATTCGCTGCAAGTTGCTTTATTTCTAATCCGCTGATCTTCTTTCAGCATGAGCCAGGCCAGGCTGCCAGGCTTGAAAATATCGTCTTCTATCAGCGTTCCGTGATAATGCTGGCCCACGATATAACGCGCCGCGTCAAGATAATGGTCATCCCCGAAATACTTATCGCTGAGGGGTTCGCCCTCCCTGGCAATCTTGTAAACCAAACCCGTGAGTTCTCGGATTAAATTCGGGCAGCCATAAAAGCGGTCGCCGACATAACCTGGCCGGAATATCTTGAATTTCCCCGCGGACAGCAAGGTCTTCATGCGGAGAATGCCGGCCTCGACATCCGCGGCTTTGCCGGTAGCCGAGGGAATTACCTCCAAACCCGCTTCCAAGTATTGCTGGCGGACGGTAATCAAGCCGCTATTGGTTTGTTGGCGCAAACCCGCGGAACGGCCATCCAGCATAGTTGAGATAATTTCGTCTTGGCCGGTTTTTTCTAAAATACTGAAAACTTGCGTAGGTATAGGCAGATTACGGCCGCCATATTCATCATAAAAATAGATATTCTCTTGCGGGTCTACGGCGGCCCACAGGCAGGTTGTGGGTTCGTTTAAACCGTAATCCATTCCCCGATAGCGCGTCCAGCGAGAGGGAATAGCAAAGGGTTCTAGCAAATGCTTCTTTTCATCAAATTCGCTGAAAACCGCTCCTTCAAAATCCTCCCAGTCCCCATACAAATAGCGGCGCAGATACATGGGGTCATCGGCTAATTCCGTTTGCAACCGCTCCACAAAACCTTCCGGCAGATTTTGGGCATTGTCCGCGGTGCCGCCGGTGAATATCTCCCAATTCGGCGACTTGGCCACAAAGAATTTCTTGTAGAACCAACTATTTTTCCCCAAAGGGTGGCCTGCAAAAATCCCGCAGCGTCTTACATTATGGCGGCGGGTCTGGCGGGAAAAAGCGAAAAACCAGTATTTCGGGTCTTGCAGCAGATGGGCTTCGTCTATAATCCATGCCCCACAGTTCAAAGACCCCAGGCGGCCGGCATCATCCAGGCCCAAAAAATGAATTTCGGATTTGTTATGATGCAAAACAAGTTTATGGTCGGCCTCCCGCCATTCAACATCTTTGCAGGCAAGGATTTCAGGCGGTATAACCTCCTGCAAAAAAGTAACCTTGGTAGTGCGCTTCAGGTCGGCGAGGACATCGCGGGCCACCACCACCAGGTTTTGCGGGTATTCCATCGCCAGAATCAAGGCTTCTGTGGCAATGGCGCGGGTCTTTCCCAATCCCGAAGCCCCAAAAAACCCGCGAATTTCCGCAGAAGAAGCATGAAAGGCTCGTTGCACTTCATTCATTCTCTGAGAATACTCAGAGATGATTTCCCGTAGACCTTCTACTGCCATTCTTCTTCGTTTGACCGCCCGCGGCCCTCTAAGACGCGGCGGCTATGGCTGGGAGGGCGATAAATGGGCCGGCGGAAGACATCTTCTATCCAACAGAGAAAGACTTGCGGCGAGACAGGCTGACCTTCTACTATAGTAAAGGCTGCATAAAGTTTTTTGGCCGCCCGTCTCGCCAGATTCTCTATCGCCGCCACGCTATAATTCCCCAATCCGCACTTTCGATAGAGTTTTTGCGGCGATTCTTTATGCAAAATGATTTTTTTGAAGGCTATTTTCTCCGGCAGAGACAAATTCGCCAACCACCAAGCATTTTTTGTGGTTTTTTTCCCCCACCCAGGCCAAGTAAGCGACCCCCATTCGTCAATAGAAAGTCCAATACATACATATTTGGGCGGTTTCACGGCCGGGAAATGAGATTTGGCTAACAACACATCGGCCTGTTGCTCTAATTCCCGTTCCCGCTCGACCCCAAATCCGCAGGTATAACCGGTAGACTCTCCTCGCCTTTTAATTGGAGTTCCTCCTTGGTCGGCCTGACCATGCCTGGGAAACTAAGAATAAAAGTCGCGCCCTGGGTAGATATGCCGCGCAATTCTCTCTGCTCCTTTGTGGCATTTACTATCGAAGTTAAGGCCCCTTCACGGCTTTTTATAACCGCATTGGGCAAGTCCCGAAAAACCGCCTGGACACCCTCTTCTAATTGTCTTTGGCGGGCGACATTCCACTCGACATTAGTCAAATCGAGTTTCTCCATCGCCTTCAAGCGTATCCTATCCCGCTTTTCCGCCCAATCCTCCCTCTTCGCTAACTGCTGGATTGTCTTATGATGTCTACCTAGTTGTTTGCCAATGTCCTCAAAATACCACCCTTTGCAATACAAATCATAGGCTTGTATCTTTTCCTTCTCGCTCATGCGCGGAGATTTATACAAATTTACTGGCGGTATATTTAATAAATCTGACATCTATGTTTAATTCTTCCCACAATATCCTCCTCTATTTTTCCCCGCTTCTTCGTTACATTCGCATAAATTGCAGGGAAATATCTTGAAAATACTGCTTGATTGGGGGAACATAACGTGGTAAAATTCTGCTTCAGTGGAATAAATCAAGGGAGACGGAGCAAACAAAAGAAATGCCGCGCCTTCGTTATGTAACCAAAAAAGAAGTCTTAGCCTACCTGAAGAGCCTCCAGCCCACCGGCGAACCCTTTCCGCCGATAACGCGTTATGTTCTTAGGAAGATATTGACTATCATAATGCGCCTTGGGCCCGCGAAATATAAAATGCCGGAAAGTAAAGAAAAAGAATAAATAAAATGCCTGTCTATGAATACGAATGCTCAAAATGCAGTTATTTTGTTTCGATTCTTACAATAGACCCCGATGAGTCATGGCCCTTCTGCCCCAAATGCTTTCCTAAGAAAATTCCCCTAAATCGTCTTGTTTCCGCCGTCTCTGTCCACTTCAAAGGCCCTGGATTTACGAAATCAATACCAGAGAAATAGCATGGAGAACGCTTGAAACCCCACACCTATAAAACCCTCCGCAAAGACTACTATGGCAAAAAATACCCCTGGAACGGTTCCTGCCCCGCCTGCGGCTCCGATAACCAATCTACCTGCCTCCACGATACCGGCTTCTCTACCCTCTGCCATAACTGCCGCGACCACGAATGCCACCACGAGCAAAAAAGAAATCGCACCTCCCACCGCTCCAATAGCCTCTGGACTTCCCTCCGCAAACCCCGCCTAACCCACAAACCCCACCCCACTATTGCCCCTTGCTCCGGCCTCCCCCCCAAATAAACCCTCAGCCTCCCTCCACAATACCCCACTTTATGAGGAAAAGAAGGGCTCTACGCCACGCAAACCAAAAAGTAATACCTACCCACCACCCCAAATCCGAAACGCGATTCTAGACCCTCTCAGACGGATTTTCTGGATAAGGAAAATTATCGGGGAGGATATACGCAAATAAAAGCGGCCGCACCCCCCCCCTATACCCCGGCCTTGGGCTAGGCCTGGGTTTTGGGCTACCACACTCCACGACCCTACCCCTGACCAGGCTCAAGAGTCATTATCCAGGTAGCCTGGCATACTCGACCGCGCTGGTCGTCTTGCCCCCTTTGTGCGCTTAAGAAGACAAAATCCCCCTTTTGGGCTGGATTGGGAGGCATTAGAGACATGCCCGTAGGTTGGCTGGACACAGATTGGATACATAATATCATTTATCGGACACTCTCAAGCGTGGGCTCGACATTATCAGAACTTAGTGATGGCTATCACAAAGTTGAGGCGCGAGCGGTCGGGGTGGGGAGGAACGGATACCTACGCTCGTCTGAATGGAGGATGAGGGA